TGGTTCCTCTGCCGGGGGCAGTATTATTAATATAAGATTATTAGTTTCCATCTTCGCACTTTTATATACCCCAAATATACTACACTACTTTCGTAAAAACAAATTAATTATTGCATAATACGACAAAACTTACGCATTAAGAGCAAAAAAATTACCCTGCCAGCTTCCAGCAGTTGTTCATGATGCCATACTCTCCCATTCGCTTTACGGGAGTAATACGGAGATACCCGAGTTTTGTGAGGGTTGTGATGCTCCTGCGGATGCTGGTGATAGGGGTGTGGTTCAGATGGCAATAGTACTGCACCTGGAACGGGGTGAACTCCTGGGATGGATGGCTCCGGAAGAAGTTAAGTATGGTCTTGTTCTGTGTTCCGGCTTTCATTTTGCGCTCCTCGAGCTCAGTATCCTCGACCGGAACGGTGTTGTAAAATAAATCAAGTTCCTTTTCCATTTGTTTGGAATTGAATTGGTTATTAATAAGGATTATTATTCTTTGTAGAATGCCTGAAATCTTATTACTCCGGGATATTCAGGAGACTTAACAAGTCCGTCACCCCTGCCGTTTAACGCTTCGGCCCCCGGTTCATCAAGCACAACCATCGAGTCAATATCCTTAGGGACCCTGAAGCATACCTGGATGGGGAAGTTTACCTTTGCATCGCCCGTTATTACCTTCGTGGAGGCTCGCTGTGTGGCAGAGATAATCCTAAATCCGGATGAGCGCCCCTTTTGAAGAAGTATCCTCAGGTTTTCTTCCAGGGACTTGTCTGTACTCACAACGACTCTTTTCATTTTTGGGCTTCCGTCCTTTCGGAATCCATCTGCTTGCAAACCATAGTTCTTTAACTCGTTCCCCTTGCGGGAGTTGGCAACGGCATCAGCAAACTCATCAAAGACTATAAGGGTCTTTTTGGTTGAGTGACTTTTCACCCTGCGCTCCATTTCTTCGACAAGCATCATGATCTGCAGTTCGATGTCCTCAATGTCTCTCACAACAGTAACCCCATGGATTGAAGAATACTTGGAATACTCGTGTTTCGGATCAAAGATGTATATCTCGCTTACCCCACCCAGGAGAGCATATTCTATGGTGGATCTTAAAAAGACAGATTTACCGGAGCCCGTTGCCCCGCAAACAAGCATGTG